GGCTCGACGACATGGCGCGTCGTGCCCGCGAGCTCGCGGTCGAGGTCAAGGCGGCGGAGCAGGCGCACCGCGAGCTCGTCGACGCGGGCGCTCCCGCCCGGGACCTCGAGCTGTCGGCGCAGCGGGTGCGGCGGGCGCGGGCGGAGCAGGCGGACGACGGGCTGCTCGGTCTGGCGATCATCGTCTTTCTGTCGCGGCGCGCGGCTGGGGAGCGGGTGACGTTCGCGCAGGCGACGACGGTCGACGTCGACGCGGTCGAGTTCGTCGACGAGCCGGGCGACGCGAAGGTCGTCCCGCCGGACGGCGACGAGGTCGACGACCCGTTCGGGCCGGCCGCGGACCCTACTCCGCCCGGGACGCCGGCGGCGCGCGGTTCCCGGGCGACCCGCGGCAGCGACCCCGGCCGGCCGGCCCGCAAGCGAGCGACGAGCCGGGCTGGCCGTTCGACGACGTAGGCCGCTCCGTCGAGCAGTGGCTAGCGCTCGTGAGCAAGCACTGGCCGTTCATCCACCCGGGGACGGTCGAGGACCTCGACGTGCGGTGGTGGGCCTACTACGTGCGTGCCGCGCAGCAGATCGACGCGGCGACGCGCGACGCTAGAGACACGCTCGAGGCGGTCGAGCAGAAGCGACCCGGGAGGGCCCGCAGGTGAGCGAGACGGTAGAGCTCCGGTACGTCGTCGACGGTGACAGCTCCGGCGCGGTCGGGGCGCTCGACCGTGCTGGGGCGGCCGCGGACGACGTCGACGACAAGTTCCGGCGCGCGAGCGACGGCGTCGGGTCCGGGTTCGACCGGGCCGGGGAAGCTGCCGACACCGCGGAGGGCCGGGCGCAGGGGTTCGCGGACACGCTCACGGGCGCAACCGACGTCATGGCCGGGTTCGGGAACATCGCGCGGGGGAACACGTTCGAGGGTGTCCTGCAGCTTGGGACCGGGTTCGCGGACCTCGCGGGCGGTATGGCGATGTTCGTCATCCCGACGCTGTCCGCGATGACGTCCGGGATGCTCACGAACGCGGCCGCGACGGCGCGGTCGACCGCGTCGGCGGTGGCGAACCGGGCCGCGTCGATCGCGGCGTCCGTCGCGTCGAAAGCATGGGCGGCCGGGCAATGGCTCCTCAACGCCGCCTTGACGGCGAACCCGATCGGACTGGTGATCGTCGCGATCGTGGCGCTCGTCGCCGCGATCGTCATCGCGTACAAGCGATCCGAGACGTTCCGTGCCATCGTGCAAGCGGCGATGCGCGGCGCGGTCGCCGCGTTCGGCTGGGTGCTCGACAAGGTGCAACAGCTCGTCGGGTGGATCCGGTCGAACTGGCCGCTCCTCCTCGCGATCATCACGGGCCCGATCGGGCTCGCGGTCCGGTTCGTGCTGTCCCGCTGGGACCAGATCCGCGACGGCGTCGTGTCCAAGACACAGGCGCTCATCGGGTGGCTACGCGGGATGCCGGGCCGGATCCTGGGCGCGCTGGGCGACCTGGGCGGGCTGCTCCGCAACGCCGGCGGCCGCGTCATACAGGGGTTCCTCGACGGGATCCAAGCTGGGTTCGCGCGGGTTCGCGCGAAGCTGTCGGAGCTGACCGGGATGCTCCCCGATTGGAAGGGCCCGGAGCGGGTCGACGCGTCGATCCTGTACGGGTCCGGGCAGCTCGTCGCCGGCGGGTTCGAGGCTGGGTTCGTCGACCGCTTCACCGGGCGGACCCGGGCGACGATGGGCGACCTCACGCGGACTCTGCCGGACGTCGTCGCGTCGTCGACCGGCCGCGCGGGAGCCGCTCCCGCCGGCGGGGAGCTGCACGTGCACGTGCACGCGGACGCGATCATCACGAACGGCCGGCAGCTGCTCGCGATGATCGACGAAGCGCTCGAGTCTGCCGCGGGCGCGGGCACCTACCGGCCCGTGCTCGTCGGGAGGGGATGACGTGGCCGGCCCGGATTCGTGGAAACTGTGGGTGCAGTGGGACGGCGTCACGGAGACGGATGAAACGGCGTCGCTCCGGGCGGGTGACGAGGTCGTCATCCGGCGGGGTCGCGGATCGTTGGCGGACGACATTCAACCGTCGTCGCTCGAGGGCGTGTTCGACAACACGTCGGGGCGGCTCACGCCGGATAACCCGCTGTCGCCGCTGTGGCCGCGGCTCAACAGCGGGGAGCCGCGGACCCGGTTCGAGGTCGCGATCGCCGGCGTCGCGTCGTCGACCCGGATCCGGGGCCGGCTCACGCTGGGCACGCCGGTGTGGCCGCGCGGGCAGGCGTCGGAGGCGCGGGTCCCGTTCACGGCCGTGGGGAAGCTGGGTGAGCTCACGCGCGGTGACCTGCGGTGCGATTGGTTGGAGCTGCAACGGTCGATCGCGCGGTCGTCGACGGTCGACTGCTGGCCGTTCGACGAGGTCGTCGACGCGCGGACCTCGTCGCTGCAGAACCTCACGGGGGCCGGGCCGGGCCGGCTCATCCGGGCGCAGTCCGGGGCCGGTACGGCGTCGTCGGAGGCTCCGGCCGGGATCGACCTCGAGACGTCGATCGTGCTGACTCCGCGGAACGGGATCGGGCCGGTCGTGCGGCTCGATACGACGCTCGCGGCGGGGGACGTCTACGCGATCGTGATCCCGTTCCGGACGAAGGATCGGACGGCGGCGGGCGGCGCAGCAAAGTACGTTGCGGTCGGGTACGCCGCGGACGGGACGCGGGAGTTCTCGCTGCGGCTCGTCGACAACGGCGGCGCGTGCGACCTCAACCTCTACGACTCCGCGGACGCGTTCGTCGCGACGCTGTACGCCGGGTTCGCGGCCGTCGGTGAGGCGGACGGCGACGACCAGTGGTTCACGCTGCGGCTGCTGCGGGTCGCGCCGGGGTCCTCGACGAACGTGTACCTAGTGCGGGTCGCGGACGACGCGATCCTCTCCTCGCTCAACGTGCTGTCGGCTGTGATCGACGCGGACAGCGTGAAAACCGTTGTCCTGGGCGGCCTCCCGTCGGGCCTGTCGTCGCCGGGGAAGCAGACGGCGTGTGTCGCGGCGCGGTACGGCGCGGTCATCCTGGCCGGCGACCCCGCGTCGTCGACGACGGAGTACCTCACGCCCGGGTCGCGGACGGGTCTGACGGCGCGGTTCATCGAGCTGGCGGACTACGGGCAGTGGACGCCGTCCGTCGGGATCGTGCCGGACCGGATCGTGTCCCGGCGGTCGCTGGCCGGGATGAAGCCGTTCGACGTCCTCGCGGAGCTCGCGCGGACGACGGGGACGACGATGACGGAGTCGACGTTCGCTAACGACCTCATCGCGCTGGGCAAGAGCTGGGCCGCGACGCACGCGCTGACGCTGCAGGTCGAGCTCGACGTCGACGGGTCGAACGGGCTCCCCGCGAGGAAGGGCGGCACGCCGTCGCAGGTGAAGGCGACGTGGCCGGGCGGGTCGGTGACGTACACGGACCCGACGCGGCCGCTCGTGTCTAAGAGCGTCGAGACGTGCGCGGGTGACGCGCAGGGCGCGCGAGACGTCGCGTCCGCGCTCGTCAACGGCGCGCGGCGGCTGCGGTTGTCGTCGATCCGGATCGACATCGCCGGTAGCGCGGACCCGGCCGCGCTGTGGACGGCGCTGAAGGATCTTGCGCCGGGGTCGCGGGTGCGGCTCACGATCGGCAACGCGGGGACGCCGCTCGTCACGCAGTGGGGTGCCACCTACCTCGACGTCTACTTCGTGGGCTGGGAAGAGCACTACGCGGAGGGCGTCGCGTACTGGATCGTCGACACGGAGCCGGCGGACGACCCGCCGCAAGGTGTTGTCGGGTCGACGTCGATCCGGGCGTGCGCCGCGCCGGGCGCGATGACGGTCGCGCCCGGGACGCTGTCCGGGACGGCCGGGCTGGGGACCATCGTGGTGACGACGGTGTCGGGGCCGACGCTGTCGACGGACGCGAGCGACTACCCGGCCGATTTCAACGTCGGCGGGGAGCGTATGACCGTGTCGAGCGCGCCCGGGTCGTCGACGTCGCCGCAGACTCTCACTGTGACGGCGCGCGGGGTGGCTCCGTCGGTCGGCAAGGTTCATGCGGCTGGGGAGCCGTTCGACGTGTGGCTGCGCGCGGCCGCGACATGGTGAGGAGCTGAGGCGTGGGTACGGTCCCGGTCCTGCCGGCGTGGTCGGTCAACGAGGACATCACTGCGACGGACCTGCAGGCGATGTCAGACGCGATCACCTGGGATTTCGCGTCCCGGCCGGTGTTCTACGCGTCCCAAGCGGTCGTGCAGTCCGGGTGGACTACTGCCACGTTCACCGCGATCACGTTTACCACGGAGGTGATCGACCGGGACGGGCAGCACTCGACGACGGTCAACACGAGCCGCGTCGTGATCGGCGGGACCCTCGGGTTCTACCGGGTGTCGGGGTGTTTCTGCGCCGCGCAGAACAGTGCAGCCACGGTCCTGCGGTCCGCCATCTTCCTCAACGGTGCCGGGTACCCGGGCGGGGTGTCGAGCATGGTCCCGTCGACCGGCACGTCTAACACGATGGCGATCGCGACCCCGACGGTCATCATCCAAGCGACGGCCGCGACGGACTACGTACAGGTGCTGGGATTCTTTACCGCGGCGTCCGGCACGCTGGGGACCCTGTCGGCCGGCGGGTTCTCGTCGTCGCTGTGCGTCGAGTGGATCGGATCGTGAGGACCCCGGCGCATCGTCGCGCCGCGGCCTATCTGCGACGCGCATCGGTCATGCGAGGAGAGGACATCACGTGTTGCTGACGGAGCTCGCGGACGTGTGCCGCCGGGCGGAGCTCGAGGTCGTCGAGGAGCCGGGGTGGCGGACCCGGGGTCACGGGCAGATGCTCGCGGTCGACGGCGCGGTCGTGCATCACACGGCCGGGCCGGCGTCCGGGACGTTCCCCTCCCGGGGCGTCCTCGTCGACGGCCGGCCGGACCTCGCCGGGCCGCTGTGTCACCTGGGGCTCGACCGGGCCGGCGTCGTGCACGTCATCGCGTCCGGGCTCGCGTGGCACGCCGGTCAGGTCCGGGCGGTCACGTACGCGAACCCGCGCCGGATCGGGATCGAGGTCGAGGCGACCGGCCGCGACGGCGTCCCGTCGGACTGGCCGGCCGTGCAGGTCGACGCGCTCGAACTGCTGTGCGCCGCGCTGGCGATCGAATGGCACTTCGGGGCCGGCGACGTGCTCGGGCACAAGGATGTCTGTTACCCGGTCGGCCGGAAGATCGACCCGCACCCGCTGTCCATGCCAGAGCTCCGGGTCGCGGTCGACCGGAGGATCGCGATCCTGGGGAACGTCGGCCGGGACGAGCCGCGGCCGCCCGTGCCGCCGGCGACGACGCGGCCGGTGCTGTCGTTCGGGAACCGCGGGTCGGCGGTGTCGGCGCTGCAGGTGCGGCTCCGGGCGCTCGCGTGGGACGTGGCGGTCACGGGCCGGTTCGACGACGCGACCCGGCGGGCGGTGCTGGGGCTGCAGGTCGCGGCGGGGCTCGTCGTCGACGGGATCGTCGGGCCGCGGACCTGGGCGGCGCTCGACCGCGGGCAGCGGCCGCGGTTCACCGTGCGCGGGGTCGTCGGCTGGGGCGACCGCGGCGACGACGTGTTCGACGTGCAGCGGGCGCTCGTCCGGGTCGGGATCCGGGTCGACGTCGACGGCGTGTTCGGCGGGCAGACGCGCAACGGCGTCCGACGCCGGCAGGCGCAGCTCGACCTCGACGTCGACGGGATCGTCGGCCCGGACACCGCGGCCGCGCTGGGAGGTAGGACGACGTGACGACACAGGACGCCGCGGCGCAGCGGCAGGAACGGAAGATGGACGAGCTACACAGTGACGTCGTCGGGGTGAGGATCGCGCTCGCGGAGCTCACGGCGGAGGTCAAGGCGAGCAACGCGGCGCAGGTCCTCCGGGACAAGGCGGTCACGGACCACGAGGACCGGCTGCGGTCGCTCGAGGAGCGGACCCCGCACGACCTCCCGCGGCAGCTCGAGGACGGCAAGCGGTTCCGGTACATGCTCGTCGGCGCGGCGCTGACCGGCGGCGGGGTCGTCGGCGGGATCGCGGGCGCGGTCGCGCGGTTTCTGTGAGAGGAGAACGGTTGTGGCGCTCAAGGTGACGACGGACGAGGTCCGTCGGACGGTCCGGACGACGATCGCGGTCCTGCTGACGCTGGCGGGGCTCGTCCCGGTGCTCGTCGAGGTCGGGGTGCTCGACGAGCAGCGGTGGCCGTGGGTCGGGCTCATCGTCGCCGGCGCGGCCGCGGTGACGCGGATCATGCAGACGCCGGCGTTCGACGAGCTCCTGCGGAAGCTGGGTGCGCCGTCGCTGGCACGCGACGGCGCGCGCACGGTGCCGGGCGAGGTCGTCGACCCCGCGCCGGCGGAGGACCTCGAGCCGGGCGGGAGTGTGCACCCGGAGCGGCTCGAGTAGCGCGCGGGCCCGGTACGCGCCCGGCCCGCCGTTGACGTCCTCTCGACGGTTGGGAGCGGCGGGCGCGCACCGGAGCCGGGTCCCGCGCGCCGGCGGCCGGTCAACGTCACCCCTGGGACGTGGCCGGCCGCTCGTGCGTTCAGGCGACCCCGTGCACGGCGTCCCGCATCACGTCTTGACGCGGCACGAGGTAGATCCGCGTCGTCGACAGCGACGCGTGACCCAGGAGCTCCTGCACGGCGACGAGGTCACCGGACACCGCAAGCCAATCGTTCGCGGCGCGGTGCCGGAGGCTGTGCATCGTCCACCCGGGGCCGAGGAGCGCGGACACGCAGCGACCGACGACGTCCGGGTGCAGGTGCGCGCGGCCGCGGCCGGGGAACACCCCGCAGGAGCTCCTCGACGTCGACGCGGAGCGCGCGCGCGATCCTCTCGAGGTCGTCGATCGTCAGCGGGACGTGCGCAGACAGTCGCCGGCTGACCCATGGCTGACCCTCCTGCAGCAGCCGGGCGAGCTCGGACTGGTTGAGGCGCTGCCGCGCCATCTCGACGCGGATTTCCTCGAGCACGAGGTCCGCGAGCGGGCGGCGGGTGCGGGTGAGCGTCCGGGCCATCGGACTTCACCTCCGGGGAGGCTGGACGGGGCGGGTTGTCCCGTTCTGTGAAAGATACAGTGCCACGCGACGCGCCGAAATCCACCATGGGTGTTGCGCTTTATCTCTAATCGTGATAGAGATTCACCCATGCAGACGAACGATGCACAGGCGGTGACGGCGTCCGCGGCCGTCACAGCTCGCGTGAACGCATGGCTCGCGGAGCAGGAGCGGCCGCGGGCATGGCTCGCGCGTCGCATCGGAGTGTCCGGCCCGACGATCGGCCGGCGACTCGACGGTGAGCAGCCGTGGACGCTCGACGAGCTCGACGAGCTCGAGCGCGTGACCGGGATCCCGGTCGACCGGCTCGTCGCCCGGGTCGACGAGGACGAGGACCCGTTCGACGACGCGCCGTCCGACGACGCCCGGTTCGACCACCTCGCGGCGATGGGCGACGCGCTCGTCCGGGACGCGGGGTCGGCGCGGGTGGCCGGGCTGCTCCTCGTCGTGCTCGGGGCGCTCGTCGTCGGCTGGGTCGCGCCGTACGGCGTCCCGGTCGCGGCGCTGGGCGCGGTCGTCGTCCTGGGCGCGCTCGTCGCGGGTGTCGTCGCGGTCGCGCGGCGTCGTCCGGTCGTCGCGTACGTCCTCGTCCCGGCCGCGGTCGCGGCTGGACTGCTCGGGGTCGCGCTGCCGGTCGACGACGGGGCGGCCGCGGTGGGCCCGTCGACGTCCGTCATCACGTCCCGGCCGACGGTCACGGTCCCGGTGACGGGCACGCCGACGCGGCGGCCGCGTCCGACGATCACGATCCCGGGCGTGACCCCGACGCTCCCGACGTCGCGTCCGACCCGGCCGACGGTGACGCGCCCGTCGTGAGCGAGGAGGACGCCGTCCGGCTCGTCGAGGACGTGATCGACGCGACGTCGGACGTCCACGTCGGAGCCTGCGCGGTCCCGTCGTCCCGGACCGCTCCGGCGATCATCGCGGCGCTGCGTGAGGCGGGCTGGCAGCCCGCACCGTGACCGGGTCGGGTCCGGCTGGACTCCCGGCCGGCCGGACCCGACCCCTCCCCCGATCCAACCCGTGCCGTCGGCGCGTCGCACACGCGCGCCCGGCTGTATCTCGAGAGGACACAGATGATGCGTGACGAGGATGACGAGCGCGGAGTCGCTCGACCGAACGACGAGGTCCGGGCCGCGGTGCTCGAGGCGCTCGACATCGCGGACCGTGCCGGCGTGCGCGTCACGTGCGTCAGCGGGATGCAGCACGGGGACGGACCGGTGCGGGTGCAGGTGTTCGCGACGCGGTCGTCGACCGACGCGCCGCCGCTGGGGTCGCGTGCGATGCCGCACACGGACGCGCTGCGGATCCTGCTCCGCGCGGGACACCGCGACGCGGTCGAGTCGAGCGACGTCGCGGACGCCGGCACGCTGCACGTCTGGCACACGGTCCGGACCCGGTCCGGGGTCGTGCTCGAGGTGTGCGCCGCTCCGTCCCCGGTCCAGCTCGAGGCGGCGGTCGCCGCGGCGGTGCTGCTGTCGTGAGCGCGCAGGAGGAGCAGGAGCCGCGCGACGTCGAGGTCGAGGTCGTCGAGGTGGTGCCGCTCGAGGAGCGGCTGCGGTCCGGGCTCGTCGTCGGCGGGATCGGCGCGGTCCTCGCCGCGGTCGTCCTCGTGCTCGTCGCGTTCGGGCTCGCGGTCGCCGCGCGGTGGTCGGACGGCGGGGTCGCGCGGGCGCTCGACGGGACCGCGGTCCTGTGCGTCATCGCGGCCGCGGTCGCGGGTGCCGGCGGCTGGGTCGCGGTCCGGTACGGGGTCGGCCCGCTCGACGACGTCGTCGTCGCGACGGGTGAGGCGGAGGAGCAGCGGTGAACGGGCAGACGCTCTACGGGTACGCGCTCGTCGCGGTGGCGCTCCTCGTCGTCGCTGGGATCGTCGTCGCGGCGTGGCGTGGCCGGGACCGGGACGACCTCAACGGCGCGCGGGCGGCCGCGCAGTCGCTCGACCTCGCCGGCGGGGACCCGATGCCGGCGGCGTCCCGGGCGTGGATCGTGGACGGTGCGCGGGTCCGGCACGACGTGCTGGGGCTGGGCAGGGTCGACGACCTGTTCGTGTTCGCGGCACCGACGACGGTCGTCGTGCGGTTCGACACGCTGTCGGAGCCGCGTCCGGTGCGGGTGCACGAGCTCGATCCGGTGACGGTGGACGACGAGCGGCTGCGGTCGGTGGACGGCGAGCAGCGCGGGGTGTGGCCGCGGGCGTGCGGGCTGGACTCCTCGTGCTACTGGCACGGCGACGGGTGCGGTCGGGCGTCGACGTGGACACGTGAGGTCGCGTTCTGCTGCGCGTCGTGCCCGGCCCGGGGCGGTGCGCTGTGAGGCTGTGGCGGAGGGCGCGGCCGGTCCTGTGCCGCGGGTGCGCGACCCCGACGGACGGCGAGCACGGGGCGGCGCTGCTCGACCCGGCCGCGGCCGCGGTGATCGAGCGGGCCCGCGACGTCATCGAGCGGTTCCGCGCGCATCACGAGCCGCTGTCGCTGCTCCTCGTCGCGTTCGACGACCTCGACGTCGCGCTGCACCGGCTCGACCACCCGTCGGCGGACGGTGCGTACCGGCCGCTCGACGAGCCGGTCCCGGACGGTGCGTCGTGATCGCGGGCCTCTACCGGCGGCCGGGCGCGTCGACGACGCCGGCGGCCGTGTTCGTCGAGGTCGACCCGCTCGACCCGCTCACGGGCGCGGTCCCGACGTGGCGGATCGACGAGGAGCCGCTGTACCTCGAGTGCGTGCGGGACCTGGGTGTCCCGGGGCGGGTCGAGGTGCCGGTCGAGGTCGAGGTCGTCGAGGTGTCCGAATCCTCCCGGCTCGACGAGGACGTCGCGTGCCGCTGCACGATCGTGTCGCCGCGGACGCTGCACGAGCCGGACGCGTGGGAGCAGGCGGAGGACTGCCCGGTTCACCCGCTCGACGACGTCCCGACGCGGGCGCTCGTCCTCGTGCAGCCGCTCGAGGTCGCGTTCGACGGCGCGGTGCGCGTCCGGTCCGTCGAGGACGAGCCGGTCACGACCCCGTGCCCGGACTGCTCCGCGGCCGGGCTCGACCCGTGCCGACCCAAGAGCAACCCGGCCGGGCGGCCGCTCACCCGCTGGCACCGACGCCGGCGGCTCCTCGAGCGCGACGCGGGGTCGACGCGCGGGGACCTCGTGCTCCTCGTGCTCGTCGTCGTCGTCGTCCTCGCGGTCGCGGGCGGGGTCGGGCGGTTCCTGTCCGGGGTCGTCGAGGACGTCGTGCCGTGCGTCGCGGCGACGGCGTCCGGGCTGGGCGCGACGGAGTGCGCACCGTGACGGCGTGCCCGGAGTGCGGGACGCGGCTGCGCAGGCTCGCGGACCGCACGATCCCGGACCACCGTGACCCGCTCGGGCTGCCCGGCACGCTGTGCCCGGGGTCCGGGGCCCGGCCATCGACCGGCCGCCGCGCACCACGGGGTGAAGCGTGACGGCCGCGGTCGAGGTCGCGCCGCTCCGCACGACCGACGTCGTCCGCGCGACAGGCGTGTCGTACCGGCAGCTCGACTCATGGACCACGGCCGGGCTCGTCCGGCCCGTCGGTGCCGTCACGTCGAACGGGGACAACCCGCGGCCGTTCGTGCAGCCGGACCGGCCCGGATCCGGACAGGCGCGGCTCTGGCACCCCGACGAGGTCCGGATCGTCCGCACGATGGGCCGGCTCGTCGGTGCCGGGCTCGCGCCGGCGGTCGCTGCGCGGGTCGCGCGGGACCTCGTCGAGCGCGGGTCGAGCGAGCTCGCGCCGTCGCTGTACGGGTGGCCGGCGGTCGTGGCGGTGTTCCGGTGACGCCGCGGCAGCGGCGGCCGCCGGCGGTCGAGCTGCTCGAGGTCGTCAACCTCGCGGAGCACGCCGACCCCGCGCGCCGCGAGGTCCTCGCCCGGCTCGCGCGCGCCGTCGACGAGGTCCGGCGCCGCCGCGCGCTCGAGGTCCCCGGCACGGTCCGGTCGTACCCGCACGTCGTGCAACGGACCGATCCGTGGTACGCGCTGCGTTGCGGGATCCTCACGGCGTCCGCGCTGGGCCGGCTCCTCGCGGCGCGGACGCTGGGAGCGGTCGAGTACCCGTGCCCGGCGTGTGACGCGCCGGCCGACGAGCCGTGCCGGAGCAAGGCAGCACGGGCCGCGACCCCGATCAAGACGGTCCACCCGGAGCGGACGGCGCGCGCGGTCGCTGGCCGGGCGACGTCCCCGACGATCGTCGAGCCGGCGACCGGGGATGACGCGCGCGCGGCCGTGACGATCGCGGCCGCGGAACGGCTGACGGGGTTCGTCGACCCGACGTTCGTGTCGTACGACATGCAACGCGGGGTCGACGACGAGCCGCTCGCGGTCGACGCGTACGCGGAGCACACCGGCAGCGTCGTCGCGTCGTGCGGGTTCATCGTCCGCACCTGGGGCGACGGCGTCCGGCTGGGCTATAGCCCGGACGGGCTCGTCGACGACGACGGGCTCGTCGAGGTCAAGTCACGGCGGGGACGGACGCAGGTCGAGCACATCCTGGCCGGCGTCGTGCCCGCGGAGAACATGGCGCAGCTACAGGCGGGTCTGTTCGTGACCGGGCGCGCGTGGATCGACTACGTGTCGTACTCCGGTGGGCTGCACCTGTGGACGCGCCGCGTCACCCCGGATCCGGTGTGGTTCAACGCGATCCGGGCTGCTGTCGAGGCATTCGAGGTCGACGTCGCCGCGACGGTCGACGCGTACCGGGCCGCAACCGTCGGCCTTCCCCTGACCGAACGACCTGCATTGGACATGGTGATCTAGTTGGAACCGTTCGACATGACCGGCACGATCGTCCCCCGCAGTGACCAGCTCAACGCGGAGGACCTCCTAGCGGGACCGCAGACGGTCACGATCGTCAACGTCCGCAAGGGCTCGAGCGGCGAGCAGCCGGTCGACGTCGTCCTCGCGGAGTACGGCCCCGGCCGTCCGTTCAAGCCGTCCAAGACGGTCCGGCGGGTCCTCGTGGCGTGCTGGGGCGCGGACGCGACCGCGTACGTCGGGCGCCGGATGACGCTCTACCGGGACCCCGACGTCCGGTTCGGTGGTGAGTCCGTCGGCGGGATCCGCGTGTCGCACCTCTCGCACATCGATCGGGCGCGGTCGCTCGCGCTCACGGTGACGCGCGGGAAGCGTGCGGCGCACCGGATCGAGCCGCTCCCGGTCGAGTCGCCGGAGCAGACGCTGCAGCGGCTCCGCGCGGAGTGGCAGACGGCGGACCCGGACCGGCGCAAGGTGATCGAGGCTGCGGTCGCGGCGCTGCAGGAGCCGGACGGCGAGGAACAGACGACCGCGGTCGGCGACCCGCCGACGGTCCCGGCGGAGGTCGAGGACCCGCCCGCGGAGGAGCACGACCCGACGGTCGAGCCGGGCTGGCCGGGCGAGCCGCTGGACGGTGCACGGTGAACGGCGCACCGGCGCTCCCGCCGATCGACCCCGGAAACACGTTCGTCCTGCAGCGGCCGCGGCACGACGTCCTCGCGCTCGTCGACGACGTCGTCGAGCACTCCGGGTCCGTCTGCGTCGTCACGACGACGGAGGTCGCCGGCGCTCCGGACCCCCTGTGGCAGACGGTCGTCCCGGGCACGATGGGCGACGGGACGCGGGTCCTCGTCATCACGTGGCGCGTCGGACCCGGCACGCTCACGGTCAAGCTCACCCGGGAGGACACGGTCCGGCTGGGTCGTGCGCTCATCGCGGCCGGGCAGGCTGCGGCGCCGTCGCTGCTCCTCACGGGGCCGGCCGCGGACGTCGTCGAGCGGCGCGTCGTCGAGGTGCTCGTCGACCTCGACGGGTGCCGGCTCCGGATGCGGTGGGCGCGGGACGACTGCGGGACGCTGGGGCGGGCGCTCGTCGGGGCTGGGCAGGCTGCTCCGGGGCTCATCGTGCCGGCGCCCGGGATCCACCCGTGAGCGCGGCGTCCCCCGGGCCGCTCCCACCGCGCGGTTTCCGGCTGTCAAAGCAGCGAATCGACGCGTCGACGGTGCGCGCATTGTGCACGTGCGGATGGTCGGAGGACTGCCGTAGCAAGCGTGAGGCGCACATCGCGATGTCGACGCACAAGCGACTCGACCACGTCGGGCGCAGCGCACTGCGGGGCATGATCGCGCCGGGGCATGGCGAGGCGCGCGGCATTGACGACGTGCCAAACCCGCCCCTGCACAAGATGGGCGGCCGGTCGTGAGCGCGCAGTACGCGGCCGCGGCGGAGCTGCTCGCGTCGCTCGACGTCGACGACCTGTCGGACGTCGAGCGGCGTCCAACGGCGTACATGTTCGACCTGCACCGGGCGCAGACGTTCGCGGTGCTCGCGCTCGCGGAGGAGCTCGAGGCGCTCGTCGAGCTCCTCCGCGAGCGGCTCCCGGTCTCGGAGCCGGCGACGTCGCGCGGGATGCTCGACCCGCGTCCGTGTGGGCGCTGCTCGACGCCGTTGGGCCTGCACGACGAGCGGATCCGCGGTCACGAGTGGATCGCGCCGTCCCTGCAGCCGCACGGGGACGACCCGTGCGGGTACGTCACGGACGGCGTGCCGTGTCGGATCCCGCTGTCGCAGCACCGGCCGATTGCTGGCGTGACGGTCGGGCACGAATGGATCCCGGCGTGACGCGGCTCGTCGGGGTCGACCTCTCGCTCACCTCGACCGGGATCGCACGCGTCTACCTCGACAGCGACGGCACCGTCGTCGGCACACACACGGAGGTCACCGGGCAGACGCTCCCCGAACGCGCACCGCTCGACGAACAGATCGACCGCGTCGACCGCGTCGCGCGCGACGTCGTGTCGCTCGTCGGCGCACCCGACCTCCTCGTCGTCGAGGGCCCGCTGCCCGGCGGCCGCGCCGCCGGCGGCACTAGCGAGGAGGAGCGGGCGTGGCTCCGCGGGCTCGTCTACCGGCGGATCCACCGCGCCGGGATCCCGCTCGTCGAGGTCGCACCCTCGACGCTCAAGCTCTACGCGACCGGCAACGGCCGCGCAGGGAAACCGCTTGTGGTGCAGGCGATCCGACGTCACTACGGCGACCGGTTCGACATCCCGCTCCGCAAGAGCGACGGACAGCAGGACGTCGCGGACGCGATCGCGCTCGTCGCGATGGCAGCACGGTCGGTCGGGCACCCGATCGACCTCGACCACCCGACGCGGGAGCGCGCCATGCGGGCGCCGCGCTGGGCCACACGAGAGGACGAACGATGACGACAGCACTCGGGGGCGACGTGAGCAACGCTGGCGCTGGCACGCTCGACCTGTCCCGGCCCTACGCCGTTGACATCACGATTCGCGGCACAGCCGACATGCTGTTTCACCGCTGGCAGTCAGACGCCGTCGAGGCAAAGGCGGCCGCTGCCAAGGGAAGCAAGGCCAAGAAGACGGACGACGTCGAGTCGTACCTGTGGCGCGACGATGCCGGTCGGGTGTGCCTGCCCGGGGAATACCTGCGTGGCTCGATCGCGGGCCCTAACGGTGCCGCAAAGTACCGGCAGGACCCGCGGTCGCCGCGCAAGAGCGCGCTTGACCTGTTCAAGAGCGGAGTCGTTCCGCTCACAGGTCTTGCGCCACTGACCAAGGTGACGGGTGAGGTCGCGTCGACGTGGGACTACCTCGACCGGCGTCGCGTCACGGTGCAGCGCGCGGGCGTGACGCGTGAGCGTCCCGCGCTGCTCGCCGGGTGGACGGCGTCGATCGTGCTGCAGGTGTTGCTGCCGGAGTACATCGCTCCGGAGTTCTTGCACGACATCGTGATCGACGCTGGGCGGCTCGTCGGGGTGGGTGACTTCCGGCCGACGTTCGGGCGGTTCCACGTCGAGTCGTTCGCGGTCCTGACGACGTAGTGGTGCGGCGTGGCTAGGTCGGGCTGGGCGTGGCGTAGGTAGGGCACGGATCCGGCGAGGCATGGGCTGGGCTGGGCTGGGTGAGGTCCGGTCAGGCGGGGTCAGGAATGGCATGGGTTCGGAGGTAGGGACGGATGGTCGCACTCGGGTTCGACTCCCGGGCGTCCCGCGTGGCGCGGCACGGCGAGACGTGGCGTGGCATGGCGCGGCCGGGCACGGAATGGCATGGGCCGGCATGGCGAGCAGCGGCAAGGCACGCCGTGGTCAGGCAAGGCGCGGCAACGGCACGGATTGGCAAGCCGGGGCGTGGTCGGGCAAGGCGAGGGCTCCACAACTGACAGAACGACTTTCGAGAGGACAAGACATGCCCGTACAGGGAGAAGCGACGTTCACGGTCGCGCTCGACCCGCTCGTCGCCGCGATCAAGGCAGTCGAGCCACACGCGCTCCGCGGCCGCAAGGGAGGCGACGTCCTGCAGTGCGTCCGGTTCGTCGCCGGCCGCGAGCTCCTGCACGTCGTCGCCACCAACGGCACCACGGCCGCCGTCGCGGTCGTCGCGATCGACCCCGACAGCGACAGCCGCGCGGAGCGGGTCGCGGAGGACGACGGGACGTTCGTCCTCGACGCGGAGCCGTCGGAGGTCCGGCAGATCGTGTCCCGGTTCACCAAGGGCGCGTCCGCCCGGAAGGACTCCGCCCGGCGCACGCTCCGGCTGCACTGGACGGACCGGATCCTCCGGCTCACGGACATCACGGAGCAGCGCGGGACCCTCGAGCTCGAGTCGCCGGACCTCGACGAGGTGCCGGCGAAGGGACTCGAGGTGCTCGTCGTCCCGCCGTCCGGTGACTACCCTCCGGTGCTCGACGACGTCCGGCTCGCGCTGGCCGGGATCGGTGAGTCCGCGGCCGGTAAGCCGCTCGTGACGCAGCCGGGCACGCTCGCACTGTTCGTGGGCCCGCTGGGCTCCGCGGCACCCAAGAGCGACGTGCACGTCGAGGCGACCGGGTCGACGGCGTCCCGTGGGTTCGTCGTGACGTGTGGGTCGTGGTTCGCGGGGACGCTCCCGTCGCGGTTCGCTGACGACGACTCGCTCGCGCGGCGCGCGCGGGCCCGGATGCTGCTCCTGCACCGGCTCGTCGGCGGTCCGGCGCCGGAGGACGAGCCGGACGTCGACGACGACGACGTCCCGCCGCAGGTCGACGACGCGTTCGCGCCGACGGGCGACGAGGACGAGGTCGACGACGAGCAGACGGACCCGATCCCGGGCGTCGAGTACGAGGTCGAGCAGCGGCGCACCCGCAGGCGCTCCTCGTGACGCCGGAGGAGCTGGTCCGGGTCCGGGTCGACGCGCTCGACGCGGCCGTGCGGACGGAGCCGTACGTCGACGCTGGCGAGCTGACGGAGGAGCTCGTCGAGCAGCGGGACGCGGCGCTCCTCGTCCGCGCGGAGCGGTTCGAGCGGTGGATTCTCGACCCGTTCACCTCCCGCGCTAAGGCCGCGCCCATCGTCCCGGGCCTCACGCCGGGCCTCACGCTCAACACGAGCGCGCAGACGCGATGACAACGCACCGGGTCGGGGTCGACGACGTCCGCGAGCTCTACCCGCTCGAGGACTGCTCCGGACCCCGCTGCACAGCGACGATCCGCCGCGTCCTCACGGTCGCCGGCAAGAGGATGCCGCTCGACCCCGACCCAGTGCCCGACAGCAACGTCGTGATCCGACGCATGACAGACGGCGCGATCCGCGCCGTCGTCCTCGCCGGACACGAGCCACGCGACCCCGACGAACCCACCTACCGGAGCCACTTCGTCACGTGCCCGGACGCAGACGACTACCGGCGACGCCGGCAGGCGACCCGCCCGCGCTGCAACGGATGCCGCGGGCCCCTCGACCCGGTCCTCGCGCGACTCCCGACCTGGGAAGGCCGCTATCACCCGACGTGCGCGCCACGCGCCGTCCCCCGACCCGCCGACGAACCCGCACCCGCGCAAGAGGAGCTGACGATCCCGTGACCCCGCCGCACCTCGCGTGGATCCGCGGCCGCGACATCGTCATCGGATCCCTGTTCTCCGGATACGGAGGACTCGAGCAGGGCGTCACGCTCGCGCTCCTCGCGCTAGGCGCCCGGTCCGTCCGTGTGGCTTGGGTCGCGGACGTCGACCCCGGAGCCTCCCGGATCCTCGCGCACCGATACCCGGACGTCCCGAACCTGGGCGACATCACCCGCGTGGACTGGCACACGGTCGAACGCGTCGACATCGTCGTCGGCGGATTCCCTTGCCAGGACGTGAGCCACGCGGGTAAGCGCGCCGGGCTGCAGCCGGACACACGGTCCGGACTGTGGTCCCACATGGCATACATCATCGCTGTCCTACGGCCGCGGCTCGTCGTCGCGGAGAACGTGAGAGGTCTACTCAGTGCGCCAGCCGCTAGCGACGTGGAACCCTGCCCGGGGTGTATGGGAGACAACAGCTCCGGGACTGCTCTGCGAGCACTCGGCGCCGTTCTCGGCGACCTGGCCGACATCGGGTATGACGCGCAATGGATCGGCCTACCCGCTGCCTCGATCGGCGCACCACACAACCGATTCCGTGTCTTTGTCGCTGCCCATCCTCGGGACGCCGCGGACCTCGTCGTCGAACGGGGTCGGACAGTACACGGAGAACATCCGGGGAACCCGGGGGCGACTCGAGGCGCAGGTCGATCAACTACTGCGGACCCCGACAGCGCAACTAGCGGTGAACGGCGGGTCGCAGCACCCGGACAAGCGGAAGGCGGGCGGGCACGGCCCGACGCTCGCGGACGAGGTCGAGCACCTGCTGCCTACGCCGGCCGTGAACGACATGGGCGAGGGCAAGACACCGGAGCAGTGGGATGCATGGACGAGCAGGATGCGAGCGAAGCACGGGAATGGGAACGGGCACGGGGCGTCGTTGGCGATCGAGGCGCAGCGGACGCTGCTCCCGACCCCGACGGCACGGGACGAGGTCGCGTCGGGCGGGTCGCAGCCGGGCTACGTGACGCTCACGGACGCGACGGTTCGGACGAGGATGGGCACCCGACCGAACCCGCGTCATGGGGACCCTACGGACCTGCAGTCGAACGATGGGCGACTGTTCTAGGACGTCCCGCACCCGCACCGACGCAGCCGTCGCCACGGCTCCCGCAGTGGCGGGCCGCGATCGACCTCCGGCGCACCGGACGGCACCAGCTCCCGGTCGGACGCCGCGGACCGATCCCCCGCCGTCCGTCGCCGGTCCTGTCACCCCGGTTCGTCGAGTGGATGATGGGCCTCCCGGACGGATGGGTGACGGACGTCCCGGACCTCACCCGCTCCGGGCAGCTAAAGGCGCTGGGGAACGGCGTCGTCCCGCTGCAGGCTGCAGCGGCCGTCCGCGCTCTCCTGCAGGTCGAGCCATGACGCGCGACGAGCTCCTCGAGCTCCTCACGGTCGAGCGGTTCGCGCCCGGCCCGACCTCCCGCGTCTCCCCCGACCTCTACCCGGGCCCGCGGCTGCAGCGGCACCCGCTCGACGACGAGGTCACGATCCGGCGACGTCGCCGCGACCTCGTCCACGCGGCGGAGCGGTACGTCGACCCCGACATCGCACGACGAGCCACCCGGGCACGCGCTCGAGCCGCTCGACTCGCACGACAGAACAGGAGCGCGTGACGTGCCGTACTTCCTCGTCGACGACGACGCGCACTCGCACCCCAAGCTCCTCGCGGCCGGCGACACCGCGGTCGGACTGTGGGCCCGCGCGGGGTCCTACTGCGCGCGGTACCTCACCGAAGGGCACGTGTCGGAGCAGGCGCTACGGGCGCTCCGCGGCCGCCGCAGGCACGCGGAGCGGCTCGTCGAGGTCGGACTGTGGGTCGTCGACCCGGACGGCGACGGGTGGCGCTTTCACCAGTGGCACGACCACGGCAACCGCACGAAAGCACAGGTCGAGTCCGACCGTGCAGCGGCCGCGGAACGCAAGCGGCGACAGCGCGCGCGGGGTGTGGACAACCCTGGGGACAACGCGGCCGGCGTGCCCGAACGGGACGCCAGCGGTGCGCCAGCGGTGCGCCAGCGGGACGCCAGTGGTGCGCCAGTGGTGAAAACTCCGACCTCGCCAGAGGACGTTTCCGCAGGTCACGGCGATCCGTCACGCCGTGACTCACACGACCCAGGCCAGGCCAGGCCAGGCCACGCCACACACCTACTCAACTACCTAGGCAGGCTGGCACTAGGTGACGCGCGCGACGCCGGCCGCCCGCCCGCCG